AAGAATACAAAATACGAATTTCAAGAAAGGAAAATGATGAGGGATATTATTATGTTGTCACCGCTGTTTCATGTCCGAAGTCAATCCTAGAAAAATATGATAAATAAGATTATGGAAGTTGAACCAAAATATAAAGAAATGACTTCATCTAAGGAAGGGAAAATTGAAATAAGCGTTGAAACTTTTGAAGAGTTAGATTTTACTTTTCCGGCAGCAACCAAGAAAATTGATATTCCGAACATTTTAGATAATCTAGGAAAATAAAGCAAAAGGGCATACCCCTAAAGGTACGCCCTTTTTTTGACTGAATTTTAATGCTATCTGTATCTACCCATGCTATCACGATAATATCTTCTGCCAGAATATCCTGCATTAGGATTGACATAATTAGGATCGTTGTAATTCCATCCGCCATCCCTAGAATATCCTTCCGGGTATTCTTCCATAGCAATTATGGTCTTTATGGACTTAATCATGTGACAGAGATCATCGAGATATTTTGCATCTTCTGCCGTGAGCCTTTCGGGTTCTTTGTCTAGCTTTCTGTTCGACTCTGCGATAGAGTCCATTGCTTTGTCGCATAGCCTGTGGAGTTCTTCTATGTTCTTCATAGTAAGCCTCCTTTCAAGCCGGGGTAACAGGGTTAGCCACGGTATAAGCAGGTATCGGATAAGGAGCTACACGATTAACGATGTACTGAGTCTGAGCCGTATTATCAGCGATAAGCTGTGCGGTCTGTGCTGCCTGTGATGCTGCCAAGTTCTGCATAGTCACCTGTGCACGAAGCGTCTCGTTTTCACGCTTGTAAGCGTCTATTTCCTGCTGGCACATCTTATCAAGAATAGCCTGTGTCTGATTTTGGATAGCAAGCCTTGTTAATGCGCCATCGTTCTGGATAGCTGTCTGAGTCTGCATAGTAGCCATCTGATTCTTGCAGCAGCAATCAGCTAACTGTCCCTGCAAAGCATTGAAACCCTGACTCATAGCGGTCTGACCAGCAAATGCCTGGTTCATGTTAGCCATCTGCCTAGCATTGGCTGAGCTTTCAGCCGTTGCAAAACCGCCATTGATAGTTGCATTAACTCCGGCAAAACCACCACATAACGCACTCTGAACATCACCGAAACCGCTTGTTACACCGCTCTGAATGCCTGTGACTGCGCTATTGAGCATCTGGTCACGGAAACCATCGTTGATGTTCTGTGAATTGTTCATCCATGGATAGATACCGTCAGCTCCAAAGCCACCGAAACCGCCACCGAAACCACCGCACATCATAAACAGGAAGAATAACAGGATGATTCCACCATCACCGCCAAATCCTCCGAAAAGTCCACCGTTGCCCGAAGGAGCAATCGGCATTGTGGGGATAATTCCCCCATTTCCTTCAAGTGCCATAATAAAACCTCCTATAAGATTTTTTAGGTTAGGGATTATCACCTATTGATAACCCGTATGTTAAGTGTGCGCACACTTTAACTTCTGAACATATTTGCCATCTGGCTCATCTGAGCTATATCATTCTTTGATACCTGATTAGTATTCATAAGATGCTGAATGACCGCCTCTGTGTTGTTAATATCCATATCTTTAGGCAGATTGAACTTGCTAGACAATGCACCCATCGGGTCTTGTCTGAATTTCTGGAACTGCTTTAGCATCCCGAACATATTCATCATTCTATTCATAATCTATTCCTCCACCAGAAAATAATACAAGGGGACATAATCACCCGAATTGAAGGTATCGTAAAAATCCCCATCTATAACAGCTACTGCGTGTGTGCCTGTAGCAAGGATATACACGCCCTTTTGGTGTTCATTGGTAAAATCCTTCACCGAATAGCACAAAGGGCATTTCTCGGGCAAACTATGACGTTCAGCACCTATGTTCTCTAAATACTTTCCCCATACAGAATTAGCGTTCATAATATCCTTGTCGAAAAAGCTCTGTTTGGCAAGGGCATAATGTATCTCGTCCCATGATTTGCCAAGCGCAAGGCTCAAAGCCCGGATAACACAATCATCAACTATTCTGTTTTTCGGATTGGGATTAGCATAGATGTACGCCACATAGTTCACTCCTTCCTTGTTTTTTAAGAATTATAGCACAAAAAAAAGACCTCACCATATAAATAATCGGTGAAGTCTTTGCGAGAAAATGTTATGTAATTTGAAAAATCATTGCAATTTCTGTGAGATTTGCGCTTGCAAGTCCCAGAGTTTAACATCGTTATCGGTAATCGCTGCCGTACAGAATGGAAGTTCTGAAATCATAGTGACCCCATCACCATATTTCATGCGAGGCACACTCGGAGAATTATCATCAGTACGGAAATCCGTAACAACATAAAGTTTATCCTTTATCGACACCTTATCAGGCAGTTCAGCCCATTCCTTAGTGGTATGGCTTTCCGGGATAAGAGGGGTATTCTCTAGGAATTTTGTTATAAAATCTAACAGATAAGTCAATGTTGGGTGCAAATCGTTAGTAATGTTAGCTTTTGGTTTTTCTTTTGCTTTCTGCTCTAAAACAGAAGTGATCTTCGCTCTTACACTTTTCATTGTCATGGAAACTGTGCTGTCGCAAATATTCAAGTTCATTGCAAGCTGATAATTGGTCTGACCTTTGGCTTTCAGATTGAAACATTGAAGTTCAAGCTCTGTGAAATTACAGTTTTCAATCAGCATATCAATTTCTGGCTTTGTAAATTGACTAATCTTCATCTAATACCCTTCCCCACTTTTCCCTTAAAGTGTCAATGTTTGAGCCGTAAGCGAATGCTCTAGGAATAGCTGTAGCAATCGTTTCAACATCTATATCAGCCATATCTAGCGGTAGCCTATACCCATTATAGCCATCGGTGATAACGTCCCTAAAAACAGGAATATTCGTAACTAAACAGGGGGTGGCAACGGATAAACTTTCATGTACGGAGTAGCCCCATCCTTCATGGCTTGATAACTGAACCGTATAATCAGCATCAGCCATATAATCCATGACCACATCATTAGGTTGCTGACCCATGTTTATAAACTCGGGAGTATCGCCTATCTTCTTTTCGTATTCTGAAAAGACAAGCCATTGAAACCTGATGCCTTTAGCTTTCAGAAGTTCGCATAGCTTGACCATTCGTAGATAACCCTTCTCATTGGTAAGCCTAGTAGCCGAAACAAGTTTAAGCACCCTGTTAGGCGTATGGCTGACTAGGAACGGCTCAATGGCTATGCAGTCAATCCCATAAACCTTGCGCATATTATCAGCTGATTTCTCGGAAACTGCTATGTATTTCAGGTCTGTGCTGAACGTGTTAGAATGGCGCATTTTGGCATAATCGCAATGCAGTAATATAAATGTATGCCTAGCGTGGATATTGGGCTTCACAGCGTTATCCTGAAAGTTATGTAGCAATATGTCACATTCATATTCTTCGTTCTTATCGTAAACCCGACAATGCGTAAGCATCTGCATTTCATCTAGAATATCAGCACCGAAAGTTCCGCTAAGTAGCGTTATTTCATACTTGTCGAACATCTGATAGACAAAATTCTTTACCCAAGTGCTTAGTCCTGTCTTGCCGAATAGTCCGGCAGTAAAAATCATTATGTGCATATTAACCTTCCCATATAAACCCCAACGCTTCTGCTGTTTTTTTGCCTACAACCCCGAGTCTTTTAACGCCTAACTGCTCGTCCGTCTGGAAATTCTTCACGGCTATTTCGGTGTTGCGACCGAAAGTTCCGTCAATCTTGCCAGGATTATATTTTTTCTCAACAAGAAGTTTCTGGCACTCTTCCACATCATCACCACGCATCATAGGTTCTGTAAGATAAAGCTCCCTGTCAAGCACAGGTTTGTCCTTGCTTTCGTACCAATCAGGTCGGCAAGCCCATCCCCAATCACGATCTTTTATCTTTGTCTGAACAACACCCACGTCACGGTTCTTTGACTCGATAGCGTATGAATGCGATATAGCATAGCCTACATGGGTTTTCTTGCTTTCTGAACCCATAAACAGATAATCGCCAGCTTCTACATCATCTAGCCTTATCTCATGTTCTTTCAGAAGTTTATAAAGTCCGTCAGCCGTTTTATCGTCTTTAAGTATGCCAGCCTTTATGAGAAAGCCTATCGCAAGTCCTGAGCAATCGTCACAACGGATTTTAAGGAAGTCCACGCCCTGCAATAGCCTTTTCTGTAACAAAGTGAGTATGCGGTCTACATTCTCCTTTTTCTCTTCCATATTACAGATTTTGTCAAGAAGATTGATGCACAATTCATCATTTGCGCCCCAGACATATAAATCCACGTTCACCCTATCTTCGAGGTATTTCAGCCAATCTTCAAGTTTCACTTTGATTTTCGCCATTCTCTGCCTCCTTTTCTTTTTTGCCTGCCTGTGTTCCGAAATAAAATGATATTATCATTATAAATACCGATAGAAACTCCTGACCGCTAACAACTCCGGTTACTGATAGATACGCAAACACGCCCGTTAAGATAAATGTCACTATTGACTTTACATCAATCAGTTTTGCTAACTTCTTTCCCGTAAAAATCACTCCTTTCCGATTATGATTTTTTCCAATGTATCAACCTTGCCGCTCAAATAAGCCACTTCTTTTTCAAGCTGAATATTTGGTGCTTGATTGCCTGACGTCGCAAACATTGACAAAAATAATGGGAGCCATAAGTCATTTTTAAACTTGCGCTCTTCTCCATTTTCATCTTTGAAATTTAATGCTTCTAAAATTTTCTCTCTTTCTAAATCTGTCATTTTACTTTCTCCTTTCCAAAAACTCCAGAGGGAAGCCTAGCCTCCCTCCGTGCAAACCCAAAGGGTTTCAATACTCTAAAATTTTGGTTTTATGGGGTTACTTCTTTAAGCCATCTAAACCACAAAAATCTTTTCTCTTTGTAATAAATGCCCTCGGGTGTAATCAAAATAATGTCATAATCTTTTTGAGGACTATTTAAAACTATAGTTGCCATCTTTCCTCTCCTAAAATGGTTATTTAATTACTCACCTGCTGAATATCCAGCACACCGTTAGTTATCACAAGTTTGTACTTGTCCCCTGTGACGGTATCGGTCAAAATCTGAGCATCAGCGATTTGGGTTTCAAGATTTTCAGTTGCAAGTTTTACATCTTCCAAAGTAGCCACAGACCCGTCCCTATACGTCAGGATGATTGTGGTGAAATCATCATCCACGCTGATATTGTTCACTCCCTCTAAGAGTGAGATTTGATTGGGTGTAAGGTTTATGGTTATAGGGGTGGCGAGTTCGTAACATACTTGTATTTGTGTATCATTATCTGTATCATTGGGTAGAAAGCAATAAAATTGCTGATTTACTTGAATGTAAAAATGCGTTATATCACTATCCCAATTTTGTAGATATGGTGCAACATTAGATATTCCATCATTTGTTTTAGGTATATAGGATAAGTTTGGTAATCTTTTTCTTGTATTATTACCTAATATTGTTGCATTTGTACCGTCCCCCCATGTGGTTGTATCGACAACATGCGCAATAGTTAAAACCCCATTTTCAACGTCCAGAGTTCCCCCGTAAACCGTCTGACCGAGTTGGATTGTTAGGTCGTTGGATTTGGTGTAGGGTTCGTATGAAGTATCTGTTTCCGATGCCAATATAAACATAGGCTCTTTAATATCATCCACACTTACATTAGAATCTAATGGATTATGTCTAAAGCCAAATTTTACATTGCCATTTCCTGATACCGTATATGATGCATTTGCTGTATTGCCAGAATTAACAGTATATGACGAAGTATCAGCAATATCATAACCACTTGTTGCCCAAAATACCATTTGAGCGTTTGAATTATTTTTGAAAATAAGCCTATATGTTCCCGGTTTTACATTAAATTCATTGCAAGTCAAATATTGAGTTCCATTAAGTATTATTTCACTATCAAACAAATTCTTCCCACACCCAAGAATATCAACCTCAGACCTACCAGAGATTGCTGCTATGTTGGTGTAGGGTTCGAAGGTTGCATCAGTGACTGTGGATAAGCGGATCATGGGGTGTATTATTTGATTTGATATTGACTGCCCGCTACTAGCACGTATAATCATCCAAGATATATTTTGTGATTCTATTAATATTGAACTAGAAGTATTTACAGACCAAGTATTAGAATATCCAACAAATAGTTTAATATTTGAATTATCTATTGAAGCAATATATGAAGAGCTAGATGGCAAAATAACACTTGACGAAGCATACGCATTACCAATATACAAATCTGCATTTCCACCAGTAGGAGTACCATTTATTTTAATTCCAGTAATATTATTATCAGAATCAGTTAACAAAGTGAAAGTAGCAGTATTTACTGTATACACATTCCCAGACCAAGTGCCACCAGTATTCAAAGCTTTTATTCCACTTACAGTTAAAGGCAACAAATTCTTCCCAGCCCCACCAACCCACGGCTTATCATACCCGTGTAAGTCTTGGATTGGCTCGCAGGATAAAATCGTACTTTGAGCAGTCTGAGCTGAAAGTGTTGTGAAGTTGATCGGGTTGCCTTCTACTGTTGCAGAATCCGTAGATAACTCGTCCTGTATATCTTCAATATCTTCACCCATATCCGAAATAGCATCTGTAATATCGGTATCGTCATAGACCTGTATTTCTGTGCCGTCAACTACGATGTTACCATTAGTCTCAGATTGTTCTACCTTGTTGGCACCTTCACTTATGCCAGCTAACTTTGTCTGTTCTTCTGTGGTATAATCGTTTGTGGATAAACCTTTGCCATCTACTTTGTCTACTTTGCCAGCTAATGCACTTGTAACACCATCTACTATGCTTTTTGCGGTATTATCGTAATCGTTAGTAGATAAACCTTTTCCTGGGACTTTATCAACCTTAGTAGCAAGGTTAGCCGTAACACTATCAACAATGGCTTTAGCTGTATTGTCATAATCATTTGTTGAAAGACCTTTACCAGGTATCTTGTCAACCTTATTATCTAACAGAGTGCCGACTTCGGTTTTATTGTAGTAGTTAGCAATAACCGTATTGAATGCCGAGGTAGTAAGATAGCTCTGTAAAGCAGTGGCTAAATCCGTAGTAGTGACATATCCCGATAAGTCAATCTCGGTACTGCCAATAAGTTCCCAAGCGTTATCCTGCCAGATATATTCATCATAGACGTTATTGGTCTGTGTTGTAGTCTTAGGCACAAGATAGATAACATTAGGCTCACCGCTTGCAGGAAGCGTAGTAACCTTTTCAAACCTGCCATTGACCGCAGCACTTATAAGGTTATTGACTTCTGTCTGTGTATAAGTCTCCGATTTAAGGTAATAATTCGCAAGATTGTTGACCGTATTAACGATAAATCCATTATCATTCTGAATATCACTAGTCTTTGTCGGAACTGCGATATTTATTGACTTATTGCTATCCTGATTCAGAGTAAAGCTATCAATGTTCTGGCTGTTCTTCTGTATCGTAATCGTAGAATTATGAATGTCGCTAGTTTCAGCTTTAGCATTCCAAGCAGTCTTTTCCGTATCCGTAACAAGCCTATGTGTGCTATCGTCAGTAAGGTCTGATAATTCATCGGGAATGTCGGGTTTATCTTCCAAGTCATTGTAAGACCCCGAAAAATCCGACTTATTATCCCATGTTTGCTTTTCGGTATCGGTGACGGTACGGTGTTCTTCATCTTCGGTCATTTCGGCTAAAGATGTGGGTATTCCTAATTCAGCATTTGTCTTATTTCCGATAAGCGTATTCCCGTTTATCTGAGGCTTATTTATCAACGGTTCATAATCTGAGTTGAGAGGACCCGAAACACCTAGATTTGCTTTCAGAACTCCCCTAGGGGTCATTTTTACAGGTAATTTTCCGTAGTTAATTGCCATGATGCTCTTCAACCTCCTTACCGATAGTGAAATTCCTGTCAGCAACACAGGTATAATGATCTCCAACAGAAGTAACTACTTCAACCTCAAACTTGAAAATCGAATACGGAAGATTCTCAGTGTCGGCAGGAACTAGATGCAGGACTGCCTTATTATTTATCAGGTCAAGCGTCAGCTCCTTTTCAATCGGTGGGTTAGTCCCAAGCCTGAAATACACTTTGTCACCGTCAATAAGCGTATAGGACTCGCCATCATTATTACGGAACTCCGTAACATCAATATATGCCGTATCGCCCCTAGTCAATGTTATGTTCTGATTCCTGTCAATGTCTAGCATCTTTATCCTCCTTGTTTATAGCAATCGCAACTACCCCGAATGCAACCACCACTATCGCTATGATAATGATTGTAAATCCCAGTACCTCGTCCATTAGCCTAACCCTCCGAATATATGACCATATCTTTAATGTACCAATCGTTATAGCCTGTCTTTATCTGGATATAATCAGCGTCCACAGGCTCGGTATAGGACAGCACATATTCCTGCCATGTGCCTTGCCAGTTGGGATTCCAGCTGACCGAACCAGCATTAGGCATCATAGTATTTCCTGAAAAATAAGCCGTTTTGACCTGTATCATCGCATTCTGCTGTCCATATTGTGTCGGCACTATAGCTTTGAACCTGATGGACTTAACCTTAGTCCTGTTTATCGGGATATAGCTATATGTAAATACTAAACCATTAGTAGTATCACACCCAGCGGTATATCCATCAAATGAACGGATATAAGATGATTGCCAAGAACTATGCTCTATCCTTAATATCCTATCCGTCCCGAAATAAGAGGATAGATTGTTGACGGAACTTTCATCTATACTGCTTGTAACATATCCCTGAACATTTGTCATGCTGTGAGTCTTCGCCATATCGTATAGCGTATTATCATCAACAGCTATATAGACATTTCTTAGTCTTTTAGCAAAATACTCCAATACATCCCTGATTGTTTCTCCCGAATAGCTTAACGAACCCGGAGAGTTGACAGAACCGTCAGGCCAGTCAGACCATTGCGTCGTTCCATTCTTATAAGCAAATTTCGCATCTTGCCATCTAACAGAAGCTGGACCTTTCCACTGATTAGATATCCTTGAGCCAAGACTTATAGTTCCAGTATACCCATTAGTGGTTTTATTAATAAATAAGGTCTGTTTAGCTTCTACCGCTATGAATGCGACTCCGCCTGTGGTAGTTTTGTAGCTTGAAGTGGTCACAGGGTCGCCATTATTTGTAACCCAAGTATAAGCCTTATAATTCCCACTACCGTTCCACGTCATAGTAGTATCGTAAGTGCCGTAAACAATGGATGCGTTCCAATCTTTCCAGAAGAATCCATCACCGTTGAGCATATCAACTAAAACAGGGTCTAATACAGGCGTGCCCGTAACTATATCCTTTGGCTCGGAACTTGCGGTGTTGTCATCTGTATCGGAAGTGAATATAACGAAATAATATCTGCTTTCCGCATCAAGCCCTGTCACTTCAATTTCAGTAAGACTTTCATTCAAATTGATTACTTGGTCTCCATCTTCAACATCAGCTGGTATACCACCTTTTTTCACTACTAATTTACAGTAGGAATACAAGCCATCTATCTCAGGAATGTCATAGGTTACGGTCACGTCCACGCCCGAAACTTCCAAATCTTCAATAGTAGGAGCTGATAAATCGTATGTGGTATCCACCGAAACAACCTTTGTGAATCTGTAATGATTTATCGGATGGTCATTATCGTCAAGAGCTACATGATATGGGAAAATTCCATAGTAATAACGCTTGTTCTGGTCAATCGTGCTATCGACAAGGGCATTAGAGCTATAAGCGTCCCTAGTTGTGCTAGTGGTTATGATCGTTCCGTCCCATATATGCCGAGGCGGTTCTTTCTCACGCCTGACAACAACGGTTCCAGCCCATACGCAAGGGATAGGCGCATAAGTTGAAATATCGGATGGGTCAGTCCATTTTATCTCAACTTGTCCGTTAGCCTTATCGTAGACAACATCTACATTACTAGGTTCATCTAAAAGCCTAAAGCCTATATTACGGATATATTCACAGAAATCTGTTATATCCGTATTGTCGACATTGCTTACGCCACCTGTACCTGAACCGCTACTGCCCTCGCCCTGATCGTCATAAGAACTGCCCTTTTCTATGATATACTTAGGCTGTTTCTTGTTACCTCTAGCCGAATACTCGTCACGCATACTCTGAATGCCTGTCAAGTGCCGTTCAAAGACATAGGTATAGAAAGTAACGTCCCCACACTGAACATCTATCCTGTCCCCGACTTCCACGCACAAATCCCCGATTGTCTTAGCCTCGTAAGGCTTGTAACGGATATGCGTTGTCTTGCCCCACATATATTCTAGGAGTGCTTTAGCCTCCGCATCATCGGCTTTACGGCTAGAAAATACAAAGCTATCAGCTATCGTGTAGATGCTCGGGTGTTTCTTGTCGGTATTTCTGTAATAAAAAAGACGTATATTGTTCTCGTCATATACGTCTATCTGCCCTATGCCCCAAGTATATTGGTCTTTCCAAGTTGTAGGCGGTTTGCGCCAATCATCGGTCACTGTCCGAACCGCTGGCTTATCATACCATTCAAGACTCTTGTAGACAACCTTGCCTGTCCTGTCGATATGCCCGAACAATCCTAAGACTTCCAATAACGGCTGTAGGAAAAAACCGAATGTGATATTGTCAGCAGTGACATTCTTAGGTATCGTGTAGTTTATCTGCGGTAAAGTGTCATAAGTTATCGGGATATTCTCATCAGCACTCAGCCAGCGCATTAAATCATTCACTAGCACCGAAATCTTCAAAGCCTGATTATTGTTATCCGCATAAATGCCATTGTACCATTCTGTAATATCATAATCACGCAGAAAATATAATAAATCGAACATCGACAAATCCCGGAAACGCCTATCATCTGAATAAGCATCTGTGTCTACCATATACTGCCCGACTTCAAACAGGGTATCGCTATCACCGTTGAAATAGATATAGATTTTCAGAACTTCGTCCTTTAAGTTAGGATACTCAGGCTTATTCTTTACAGTGATCTTGACCTGTGAAGATGAACATAGTCCGAAAGTCAAATCATCTTCTGAACAGAGACGTTCCGTAAGGTCAAAGCTCTCAACCTTTATATCTTCGGTAGTAAAGATGTATGTCCCGACTATTGTAGGATCGTGGTCAGAAACAGGCGTTATCTGCGCTGTTCTGTCAACGATTATCATATCTTTCTTTACGTTATGCTCCCGGAAAAGTTCAGCATAAGGATAATCATTTATCATAAAATCACCTAACTTTCGTGATAAACACCGCCTACGAACGCAAGCCTGCAAGAATCATATATGATTTTCGTTGCATCAGCTAAGTATATCTGAGGCTTGAAATCTGCCATATATCCCCTCTGTGTCACATAATCGTCAAGCCTAGGGATATAAGCGGTTATGTCGCATTCATGGGCGTATTCCTTGCCAGATATGAACTGAGCCTCGATACTGCTTATAAGCGTTGCAAACTCCGTATTGTTGAGCATATTCCTAGTCTCAAATTCGACTTTCAAGGCTTTAAGCTCTACTGCGTCCCTATGCAGCTGACCCTTAGCATCAGTCCAAGGGTCATAGTCCTGCATGGTATCGTAAGCACTATAGCTGTCAGCCTTAATCATTGATAATGGGATTGTATATTCCCCGATTTTAACTAAATATCCGCTATATCCTGCCATTATCTGCTCCCCTTATATTTGAATGCGCTATGTCCGTTTGCTTTGTAATAGTCCAAATCTTCCTCACGCACTACCTTGAATATGCCTGCCTTGTCACCTTCTACCCTGAATATAACTTCAATAGGCATTGCGCTGTTATTCCTTGCACTCATCATCTGCTCTAAAAATCCGGCATTCGCACTAGCGTTCTGTGTCCTAGCATTTCCCAGATAGCTGTTCCTGTTGCCTGTGCCAAGTCCAAGGCTCGGGATATTGTATTTCATTCCTGCAAAAGTGGACTGCATACTTCCTGCAAGCGTTTTAATTGCCCTGTCAACTTCCGGCGTATCATCTTCAATTCCCAAAGCGATACCTTCTGGAATATTAGTTGCAAGCCTACGGAAAAGCCTTGAAGGTGAATTTGTCTCAGTTTTCTGTTCATAAGGTGTTACAAGTCCATCTTCGACTAAAGTTGTAACGCTTCCTGCTACTTTAGCGGTTCCTGAATAGATACCGTCTATGATGCCGAACTCTAGGTTCAAGCCTAGCTTCTTACCTTCATCGACAATAGCCTTTTTCAACGTGTCTAATGCGCCCATAACGGCTTTCTGTCCTTCACCGCTATCAATCGTAGATGCCAAGTCCTTCAAGCCTTTATCTACCGCATCAGGCAACGTCTCACCGAAAAGATCGTGAAGGTCATTCTCCATCTTCTTCGTGGTAGGCTTTGCTCCCGTGTTCATAGCCTCGGCTATGCTGTTTGCGTCCTTATCCAGCTTTTCAGAAATGCCGTTCACGTTATAAAGTACGTTTCCGTCAGTGGTATAATGCGCATTAGCAAAAGCCTGCTCCATCTGGACTTTAAGATTAGCCATATAGTTGATAAGTTCAGGTGAGTTTTCTTCAATGGCTTTCTTGATATTATCCATTGTGGCTTGTACTTCTGCCGGAACCTTGCCATCACCTAAACCCTTAAAACTGTCATTTATGGAATTAAACATATTCCACATATCGGCTCTTGCTACTGTTTCCCCGTTTTGGATTTTTCCATCAATCTTATCCATTGTGGTTTTAACAGCGTTAGGCAGTTTAGGTGACTCTATAAGTTTACTATTTTCATCATTGGCTTTTTTAATATCATCTTGCGTATTTTCAAGCGTAGTTCTTATATCTTCTTCGTAAATACCTGTGTAATATGCAATTTGAGTAGTGATTTGTTCCCAGTCTGATTCAATCATACTTAATGCTTCATCAGCTGCTATTTTATTTTCCATCAACTGCTTATGTTCCATAGCATATCGACGCATAAGAGGATTGCCTATCTTACTAAAGTCATATTCACCTCTACGAATATCCGCCAAATCTTTATCAGTTAGACCGTAATCATGTAAAGCGTCAATGTTTTCCTTTAATGCCCTATATGCTTCACTCTGATTTGTGCTTAATACTTCGTAATCAGGCTGAATCTTCAATTTCTGCTTTTCAAGGTCTGATAGTATCTCCATCGTTGCTGCTGATCGTATCTGTGCTTTCTGAGTTTCAATCAGCTTTTCGATTGCATCAATCTCACCTGTGTATGCACCTGTTACACTATCAATCTGACTTGCTATGTCAGGCATTATCTTTATAAGTTCATCTGAATAAAACTTTAGTTGGCTTTTTTCAGCATCGGTAAGGCTTTCATATCTTTCTGTCAAATCCTTAACTTTTTCAGCATAGAAGTCTATACTAGCCATCTGATCGTTAATTTCTCCGGCTTTCATTGTGACATTTGTTATCACTTCGATATTATCCAGATGCTTAGATTCAACCCACGCATATTGCTGTTCCGCAAGCTCACGCTCAACGTTCTGTTCAGGCTCTACCAACTTAGCCGCTATAAGATTGATAGCAAGTGATAATCCTACCGCTCCAGCAAATACTAAACCTAGATGCCCTGCACCTAATGCTGATGCTAACATTGTAATTCCTGCGCCAGCTAACAATGAGCTTATAGCCGACTTGAATAAACTTTCAGCACTGAAAGCGGCATATTTACTTGTCTGTACGCTTTCAATGTTGTTTATGGTAAAAGCCACACTCAATCCAAGGGATATAGCCCCGATTCCTGCTTTTGCAAGGAAATTCTTATCTACACCATGACTAACAAACCAATTTTTAATAGCTGTTGTGATGTTCGTAGTAAGTGTCTGTCCCAAAGAAGTAAACTTTAATATCCCGAAAGCTGTTATTATAGCTGTCTCAAAAGGAGCAACTTCAAAAGCACCATGCCAAAGATTCAATACTCCCTGAATTGCATTGAATATCAAATCACCGATGCTTGCGAATACTTCACTCCATTTAATACCCGCAAAAAAGTCACCTATCTTTTTACCAATATCATTCCACTTAACACTTTTAATAGCATCTGAAATAAAATTAAAGATAGAGGTTGTCAGTTTAGATACATCTTCGCCAGCCTTGAAGAAATTCCCGATATGGAAATCCTCGACAATCTGACGGATAGGGTCTAAAGCACCGCTTATAGCCTTTGCTATCTCATGCGCCTTGCTGGTCATGCGCTCGTATGCTTCGTCCCAGACTTTCTCATATTCAGCCGTTGCTGCTAAAATCTGCTGAGTAAGGTCTATCTGGTCGGACAATCCTGATTTATCATCGTCCTTGTTTGCGCCTATGACTTTCAGTTCATCAAACTCACGGATTCCCTTTTTGGTTTCCTTCATGGTCTTATTGAGATCATCAAGGCTTTCCGTATCCTCGTCTATCGTATCGGAAAAACCTGCACCAAACTCATCAAGCGAAAGCTCAATTCCAAGTATTCCAGCAATATCAACAAGAAGTTCCTTGAACGCTATAGAAAGTCCGTTTATCCAAGGCAAGGTTTTCTGTAAAACAGGAATGAACAGCTGTCCTAACACCGTCCCGACTTCCGCAAGGTTTGTTTTCAGCTGTCTTAACTGATTGCTCGGTGAATTGATCGTATTAGCCAAATCGCCCCAAGCTACCTTGCTCTGGTCAAGTATCGCAAGAAGCCTTAACTGTGCCTTTTCAGCCTGTGTCATTTCCGAAACGGCTTTATCAACACCGTTTGCGTATGCGTACTGCTGGAGCGTTGCGTTAGTAATGTCGATGCCGTACTTATAAAGACTTCTTGCGGCACCCGTAAGACCGCTCTGCAAGTTCTGTGAAATCTGTTCAAAGTCCACGTTACGGAGCGAACCCATATCAGCCGCAAGCATACTGAAAGCCTTTGCTGCTGAAGTAGATACTTCCTGTGCAAGTCCCATTGAATTTGTAATGCTTGCTATAGATGCCTGATACTGAGTAAGCTCCGTAAGATTCAGCCCTAACGACTTAGCGTTGGTTGTCTTTATCAGCCTATCTTCCAGGTCAAGTTCCAATCCCGACATTTGCTTTAGCTTTCTGCGCATTTCCTGTGTAAAAGCGTCAGCGTATTTGTCAGCACTTCCTATACCTGCCTTACGGAACGTATCTGTGCCTATCTTCTCAGCGACAACCTCGAAATAATTATATGCCTCTAGGTAATCAGCAGCGTCCTTGAATGCGTTCTTCAATCCGCTTGCCGCCCTCATAGCAATCCAGAACTGCGCATAGACCTTACCGATTGCACTAGCAAGATTGAATGACTTTCTTGTAGCCCTAGATGCCGATGCCCCGAATCTGTCAAGTGAATTATTTATAGTGTTAGCGGCACTTCCTATCCTCTGCCCCTGTGACGCAAGGTTAGCAAGGCTATTTGTGAAGTCTATAACACTCTGATTGATGTTTGGCAGTGTTGAAAATGACCTGATAAGGTGCGATAATGAGCTTTCAAGCAACGGTATATTGGTTATGGCTCTCTGGATTGATACACCGCCCAACTTGCCGATTGATGCTACTAGCGTCTTTACATTGTCCGATACGGCAGCCGCACTCGACATTCCTGTAAAAGCATTAGACAAAGTTCCTAAAGATGCCGAAAGCGCATCCAATCTGCTTGTGTCTATCGTTGTGAAAGAATGAATGTTATTAACAAGGTGCTTGAAATCCTTGTTGCTAGATTTTGTATTGAATGCAAGGAGCTGAAAACGGAGGTTATTCAGACCGCCAGCAAGCTCGTATAACTTGCCTGTCTCTAGGCTTGCTATGCTCCCCGATAAGCGGTCTAACCGCTGTGCTAATTTGTCAATGGCGTTATATGCCTTTTGCGATTCCGCATTTATTTGTAGCGTTAAGGTTTCTAAATCTGCCATCGTTTTATTCCTCCGCTTTCTGATGCTCCAGCTTCCAGTTATTAGCCCATGTAACCAGCGTTGCCATGAGCAGTTTATTGTTATCCATTAGGTCATGTTCTTTGCGCTCTATCTTATGGCTGAACGGCTCTTCCACATACCTTGACTGCGCTTTCCGTCCTGCCAGATTATGCTCTACGGCTGTCGATACTGCCGACTCGATGTAAAGCCCTAGCTCCCAATTACTCTGATCGTCCAGCTTTTTGCGTATCTTCTGTGCCTCGAACACATATTCCACTTCAACAGGGCTCGCAACCATTACTTCCTGTTTCGTCAAGCCTAGCGCAACGTACATAGGCAGTAACCTTTTGTAGAAAAGCTCCCTATATGTCAGCGTTTCGTTATCTTCGTAGTCTTGACCTTCTTCTCCACTGCTTTCTGTGCTGTTTTCAGAAGGTCTCCGATAAAACCCTCGGCTAAAAGTTCATTCGTTAATTGCTCAAAAATGTTCATAAGTCCGTGTGGTTCTTCTTCTGTTCCTGCATCAAAGTAATCATCGAGTATGTCCCCGACTTCTTTTTCACTTTCAACAGGATTCATCTTTTTCAGACCTTCAAAAACAAGCTCCCGTACAAGATTGAACATCCTGCGTGTGAATGCGTTATCCTTCTCGATGTTTCTGTCTCTGAGAAGATCAAGCATTTCCGATGTACGGTCTAACAGGTCGCTATCGCAAAAACTGTTGTAACCAAATTTAACTTTGTATTCCTTGTCACCTACTACTAATGTCATCATATTATTTTTACCTTCCCTTCTGACATTTTTATGTCTATATATCAAAGGAAGGGCGAGGTTTCCCCCGCCCTTGAATCCCTTGAAAACTATTTAATTGTGCTTTCCTATCAGGTGAAAGCTACCTTTGAAGAAAGTCCCTTAGGCTCAACAATGATGAGCGGGAACTCAACCGTAAACAGTCCGTTCTGCGCTGCTTCGGGCTGAGGCATTACCTCGGGTGGCTGTGCGATTACGAAGAACGCATCGGTGAAACCGGGAACGATCATCTCAAACCACATATTGAGGTTAGATGCCTTTGCTGTCTGATAAGCACTGATAAGGTTAGCCCACTCAGTAGCTGTCTCAGGTGTAAAGTTGACGGTGATGGGCCATGTTCCGCCTGTGTCACCACGTCCTGCAACGGTCTTTGTAACGTAATCCTCTAATGCCGAAGCATCAATAGTAGACGGTGTTACTGTGATGCCTGCGATATTATTGATTCTGTGAAGCTGTGTAAAGCTACTAGGCTTTGTGCCTGCATAG